TGATTCCCTCTCCACTCTTGTAACCATCAAGGATTATCTGTTTGATTTGATTATCTACACGTACAAGTGTAGCTTGACTAGCAATGAACACAGTATTGAGCAGGTCATCTTCAGCACCAGTTAATGTGCCGAACAAATCATAAATCCTTGAAAGAACTGGTGAAGATTCAATTGTTTCTGGTGTAATGATTGCCTTATTTGCTACACGATTCTTATTTAATCCAAGGACTAGTCTTTCAGCTTCTTTTGTCCCTAGTTCATATTCACGTTGCAAGTATTTTTCAAGGATTCTATAATATTCTTCGTGGTTGAGTATTGGTTCGGTGATAAGGTCGACTTGTCCAAGGAATAGGTTATCTTGCCAATAAGATTTTAGGTTACGTTGCACTTGCTTTTCAAGAGCTTTGAAGTATCTTTGTAATGCTTGTTCTAATTGTCTTTCATTGTTTCGAGTACGAGCATTACTAATCCTGCTCGCTAATATCTGTCTCTTCGGCAACTGGTCCATCTCCTCTTACAGACTCTTCCAAGTTAGCGAGAATACTATCAACTTCAAGGTAAGGATTATTCTCTGATTGATTCCATAATAATTCTAATGGTTGTCCATTCAAGTACCTTGCATTCAAATAATAATCATCAGTTTCATCTTCAATATCTAATCCGAATTTGGAACCGAAGTTATCAATCAAATCCTTAATGGTCATAGCACCTCTTGCAAACAAGAATTCTGCTAAAGCCAAATCCTTAGTATAATCAATCGGTGCAACATCCTCAATACAGAACCTCCAACTAGTTACTTCTAATTCATTAGCGATAAGGTTGATTAATGATTCGCATTCGGATTTGATAGGTGCAACAGTACCATACTTATAGGAAGCCATAGTATTATCGGAGTTACCACCATTCAAACTACCAGCATCATAAATACCTAACCTTGATGGGTCTACATGGTGAGCATGTAACACTTCATCACGTGTATCCTTACGATACATACGGAAATGTCCTTCTTCAGTCTGCACACTTAATGGGGTAATTCTTAAATCAACATTACCCTCCTCACCTTCTGATGGAATGGTAATGCAGATTGCAGAGTGTGGATTCTTAATCACTTCCCTAATCTGCTGACCAATCTTATACCTTAAAGTCTGGGTGTAATCATAATCTTCATCAGTTGGATCTACATCATAATCTGCGAAGTCACCGGTAACTGTGATTGCGAATTTTGGCATTCCATAATTCTCGAAGAAACTATTATTATACCTTACCGCTGATATGTCTCCCTTGATTGAACCTAAACATGAGATGATTGGTGGACGACCATAATAATCAGTACCAGGAGCATACTCCATACTCCATAACAATTCATTAGCCCTTTGGTGTGGTGCTAAACTATTGTATGGTTTCCATTCTCCAGTGTCCGCATCTACATCACATAATTCTCCATGTTCATTATAGTTTTTGCCATAGATTACGAACCATACCCTTTTGCCTCCAGGACTAATATGTAACACTCTCTTCTGGTCGGTGTGTCTGCGGAGTGTATGTGCTGGTATATGTTTCAATCTTTTAATATCTGATTTGCTAGTGGTTTCCCTTATAACCTCTAATGCACCATAACCAATCGCTCTACGGTCATATACCATACGCTGTAATTGTGTATTGATTGATGGTGTACTGTTGTTTAAGACTTCTTCAAGTCTATTCTTCTCGGCTTCAACTGGTTCTATTCCTTCAACTGGTTTCAAAGTATAATCAATACCAGTACTATCTACAGCCACTACCTCAACACAACTAGCATGATAAGTGTAAAGGTCTAAAAGTTTCACTAGACTACTTGGGTCATATTTTGGATTAAGAATGCTTTTACCATGTAGTAATGGGTCATCAGGCACACTCTTACTGCCAGTCACAGGGTCCACATCTGCTTTCAGTGCGAATCGTTCCAATTCTAACGAATCCACTATATGATGTTGGTCCTCCTTATCAATTGTTACAATAAATGAATCTGAATGTTTAGTCATAATAAATCACACATTAATTTTTCTTCTTGGTCTTAACCAATGCTTAGCACTACCAGTACAAGTATCCACAATATCATCTTCGCCACCATCAGCACCAGTAAAACTGACTAACTGGTCAATGAGTTTCATATTCCAATCTGCCTTACAGAAGTATACTCGTCCATCTTCAGATAATGCTTCTAGGTCGAAGCTTCTGATATTCTTTGCCATTCGTACCTTATCACTACGGATATGATATTTTTTCAAGTCTTTGTCTCTTCTGAAAGCATTAATCAGTAACTTTGAACCTGCTCCTGGTTCCTGTTCAACCTTGATTAGTACATGTTTACCATCTCTCTTTGCTGTTCTTTTGAATACTTTCAAGGTTTCGCTACTGCTGAATTTCCCAGCGACAAGGTCTATAATGTAGAGATTGGTTCCATCGTAACCAGTTAGTAATCCGCTTGTACCGTCTCCTTCTTTACCTGAGGCTGCGAAGTCCCAGTATCTCATCATTGGCAAATCCTTAGGCAAATCCTCTTTATTGATTAGGTTGTAGATACGGTTAGTGGTTTCGTCCATGAACCAGGACCTTTTGAAGATATTACCATCACGTTCAATAGGTTGTCCTTGATAAATAGCATTAAAAAGATAAGACCCCATTGATTGTTTCTCTGCCATCAACCAATCATAACTTCTTTGTTCTTCCCATAAGACTTCACCGATTTGTCTTCCTAATAAGTCATTTGGGGAGTCGCAGATTGCTGGTATATTACAATCTAACCATACATTAGGGTCAATAGTTCCACCATTACGGAGTATCTCCAATCCTTCCTGTGCATTAATTGTTGGTTCACTCTCACGAATAATCCCATGCAAATCTTTCAAATGTAATCTTTGAGCAATGACTAACATTATTGGCGGTAATCCATTACTCCTCTTCTCTAACCTAGTCTTAGCAGTAGCTTCAAACCAATCCTTTAATCGTTGCTGTTTCACTTTACTTTCTGCATCAGCAATATTCTTGATTGGATCATCAACTATGAATAATCCTGCACCAAACCCTAGGATACTACCACCAGCACCAACTGCTAACATTTGTCCACGATATGGGTGGTTTAATCGGAATTTATTCTTTGCCTTACTATCAGTACTCAATGAAACATTATAGGGTGATAATCCTCCATAATAGTTTAGTACATCTTTGACTTGTCCACCAAATTCGGAAGCTAATCCTTGACTGTAAGCGGTTAAGATAACCTTGTCATTTGGGTAATGTGCTAAGAAATAACTGGCAAAGTTTTTACTGATAAGTGTACTTTTCCCATGTCTTGAAGGTACTCCTAATAATATCTTACTGACTCTACCTTGCAAAGCATAACCAAGCAATTCAATGATTAAGATGTCAAAGTTTCTTGGCCGCCAATACCCATTATTAATCAGTATCGACCATTCACCAATACCACGGGGTTTACTTGGTAGTTGACTTATCTCCTCCGCTGTTATCATCTTTATCGCCAAGTAATTCTTTTAATAATTCTAGGTCATTTTCTTGTATCCTTGGGTCATTCATATCTATATCTGCTTGGATAGTTTGTTTGGTTTCTGCTTCGATTTGTTGCTTCTCAGCTACAACAAACTGTTCAGGGTCAGTAACTTGTAAAAGATATTGCTTAGCCATCCACGATTTATTGTCTTGAATATCATGTAAATTCTTCGCTATAAACTTAGACTTGGCTCTCTGCATATCCTTATAAAAATCATTGTACTTGCCACGCTTACTATTCTTGCCTTTCTCCATCCACCTATAAACAGTACGCCTATCAATACCTGCAATGTCTGCACAATATTTCAATGGCAAACCTTTACTGTAATTCTCCACTAAGCATTGGCAAGTTTCTTCATTAAACTTCTTAGGTGGCAATGCGTCACACCTCCTATTAAATAGTGAGACATTAAATCATGTTGAAATAGACATTGATTAGTATGGTTATTATGGTTAATCCGACTCCGACTAAGGCTATGATTTGTGATATTCGGTTGTGGTTGTCGATGTTGGTTTGTTTTTGTAGTTCTAGTTCTGTTTCGATTGCTTTTAATCGTAATTCTAGGTCGGTGTCGCCTTTATTGGATAATAGTATTAGTTGGTTGACGTTCTTGTTGAGGGTGTCTATTTTTTCTTCCATTTTATCTATTTTTGTGTACAAGTCATCAATCCTTTTGTCTTTGTAATCTGCTCGTGTTTCTAATTCAGCGATTTTCCTTGATTGTCCTTGTATCTGGTCCTCGTGTATGCAAGTGTAGTCAACCATATGTCCTCAACAATCCCTTTCTATTCTTAGAATAAGTTACATCGTCATTTCTATTCTTGGATTACTTCACCAGTCCTTATGTTTACGATTTCATCATGATGTGAATCGTATTTGAGTACTGGTTCACCTTCTTCATCAGTGGTGATTGTTTTCCAATTCTCTAGTTTAGTCATACTAATCAATAAAAAAATAAAATAAGTTTCTCTATAATATATGCCGACAAATGAGTAACCTAAATATTCCTTTGAGAATGGAATCTGTTTAAGTTCACAAGGAATTTTATAAACCCACTTATTGCAATATCATACTCTTCCAATAACGGATAATAATGTTCAACTCTTGTATTATCATCTGATTCCAATTTCACATATATTATTATCATTACTACTGTCTGTTCAGCAGAGTATCTTCCCATATTGAAGCTTATCCTTTTTATAAGGTATCTTGCTCTTTCTTTATGTGTTCCTGTAAAGTGGAATTGTCCTCGGCTCTTTGTTTTTCTTTCATTAACAATTGTTTCTAATAAGTCTAATCTTGCGAATGTTCTCTCTTCTCTTTTTGCAATTGTATCATGGTATGGAGACCATATTTCACCAACTCTCTTCTTTTCAGTGAATCCATCTTTGGCATAGTATCTGTTTAAAAGGTAGTTAATATCTCTTGTAGTTCCTTCGCCATTGTGTCTTTTGAATTGTGCTTTGGATATTTTCTTTCTTGAGTCTAATGAGGTCTTGTAATCAGAGTTTCCACCACTTGTTAAGTTGTAGTGGTTTTTGCTTTTGTAGGTGTTGTATTTTTTAATATATTTCTTCTCTAATTTGTTTAGTTCAGTTGGTTTGCACTCTTCTAATATTTTAAATTCAAAGTTGTCTGCTCCATATTTGTTTATGGCTCTGTCAATGTAGGTTATTGGTTTTTTATTGTATTTGTGTTGTTCAAATCTTCGTTCAATATGTATGCTTTGTCCTATGTATGTCTGTCCAGTTTTTTTATTTGTTATTGAATAAATTCCACAACTATCCATACATTACATCTCCTTTAGGACTCATTGGTTTCTGTAACATTTGAGCATATACTACTTCTACACTTAGTATAGTGTCCTTATTCAGTATCTTAGCATATTCTTGTCCTTTCTCGTCAGGAACTACTATTACTAGGTAGTCATCATCCTCGTAGGTGATGAAACACATTGTATAAATTGTTAAGTCAGTGTTTATGATTAATGGTAATTCATTCGGTGTTAATCCTAAACCTTGCTTCTTACTAATATCAGTTAATAATAAAGTATAATTTAATCGCATCTTAACTCTCTTTCACATTCCTTGATTAAGTAATCCAGTTTCAAGGCTTCCACTTGTAAGTCTGGATTACTTGGATCATAACATAATAATAAATTTATCTTTTTTTGTTGTTCGTGTAATTGTAGGTATTTGTAGCATAATTGTATCATTATTATCACATGAATTTTATGTCTGTTTCTAGGTCGCAGAAGTGTTGGTTGAATCGTATTCTCTTGTTCTTGTTTATGCTAATGGTTTGATAGGCTGGTGGTTCTATATCTAAATACATTGAATCTGCGTATCCATCATAGTTTAGGAAGGCTCCTGTGTATCCATAGTATTTGCGGTATAATCCGTTTTTGTCTCGGTATAGTTTGTTCCAGTTTAGGCAGCGGTGGTTGTGTCCTTCTAGGTAGATGTCTGCTTGGATATTGTTAGTGTTTCTTTCTAGTTTGCCGATTGCTAGGTGTCTTTGTCCACTTGTTCCTTTGCCGTGTCGTGTGAAGATGTCTATGGTGTGTTCGTTGATTCGGAAACTGTCTATGTTTTGGTTGTAGTAGGGTACTTCTAGTTCTCTGGCGATATCAGCGATTATGTTGAAGTCATAGTCTTTGATTAATCGTGCTTCGTGGTTGCCGATACATATACCGATTATGTCTTCTTTATAGGGTGTGATGGTGTCTAGTAAGTATTTTTTCTGTTCTTCTAGTGTCATATGTGTATGGTAGCTGCTGTTGCCTACTTTTTTACTGGCGGATTCGAGTAGGTCTCCCATTAGGTATATTCTTCGGTTTTTTAGTTTTTTTATTTGTCGTAGCATGTGTTCGTAGAATTCGTAGTTGAATTGTGCTGCTCCGATGTGGAAGTCTCCTATTGGTATTATGTTGACTGTTTCGTTACTGGTTAGGGCGTATTCGGTTTTCATATTTGTACCTCCTTGTACTTCATAGTAGGTTGCCTCTTATAATATATTGTAGGGTGTAGAATGTTGCGAATGTTAGGAATGTGATTATTATTATTCCTAGGCAACATTCGGTTTCTTCATCTGTTATCATATTCTATTGTCCCATAGTTTTCTTTTGTTGTTTTCTCGTTCGGTTGGGTCTGTACTATCACGGTCTAGATGGAAGTGTTGTTTGAATGTGCTTGTGTGGTGGCAGACTTTACAATGGTAATGGATTGTACTTGTGAAGATTAGTTTGAGTTTTAATATCCATAGTATTGTAGTGTGTGTTGCTCCACAATAGGCACATCTGAATCGGTATCGTTTCCATATTTTGCCTTGTTTAATGTTTAATGATTCTGTCATCGGTGTATAACTCCCATAATGTTTCGATTAGGTCATTCTGTTTGTCTATGACATCTTCTAATCGTTCTCTTTGTTTTTCTAATCGTGCGATTGTTCCTTTGTCTTCGCTTATGATTCGACATAATCTTACGATTTCTTTGTCTTCATCTGTTATCATACACAGTTTGTTTCGTTTTGGTTCGCATTCATTCATAACCATATCTCCCTTATTTTAGGTGGGATTTTGTCTAATTGTTGTTTTAACTCCTCATTTTCTGTTGTTAATCGTTTCACATCATCTTCAAACAATTTTATGCTTATTGTTAATTCTTCATTCTCTTCTTTGAGTTTTTTTATTTCAGTAAAATAATCAAGTAACCTTTCATCTATATTGATGTTTACATTTGTAAGTTGTTTTGCGCTCATTTTCTCACTCACTTTTAATCAATCTTATCTATACATTCTTAATGTTGTCATTGTATCCTTTAATCTTTCATCATATTCTGGTATTGGATAGTAACTTTTCCAACTCATTTTATCAGTATTGAAAAGATAATGTATATCAACGAATGTTCCTACATCATTGAAATAATAAGGATTTGATACACAGTATCTGCAATAATCTTCTTTGAAACTATATAGACTTTGCATATTTATTCTCATCATGGTTGATCATATAGTTCTATACCTCATCAAACTTCCTTTTTAATTCCATACTGAAACCAGTAGCATCATTAATGGTTACTTTCAACTCAACAGTATCACTATCATCAACAATAGTGTTA